TAGACGAGTTGAGTTATTAGATAAGATTAACGAACACGGTACTTATTTACCTAAATCGGTATTACACGCAGATTTGGATAGAGGGTTTTTAGATTTTGTTAAAGAGGAATTAAAGGTAACTGTTGATGGTAAAGTAATACCAACAGTTGATATTATAGTTACTACTCAGAATTGGGCTCAATTTACTCAGACTTGGAAATTCCAAGATTTGGATAAAAACGCTGCCCCACCATTTATTACCGTGGTTAGAGCCCCTGAAATTAAATATGGGTCACTACCGTCATTACAATACACCATACCGAATAGAAAACAGTTCTATTACGCCTCAGTACCTAGCTTTGATGGGGATAGAATTAACGTTGATGTGTATAAAATACCACAACCCGTACCTGTTGACATAAAATATTCGGTTAAAATAATCTGTAATCGAATGAGAGAATTAAATTCGGTTAATAAAACAATATTACAAAAATTCTCATCAAGACAGGCATACCAAAATATTAAAGGTCATTATATTCCAATCATTTGGGATAACGTATCTGATGAGTCTGTTATGGATGTTGAAAAAAGAAAATATTATATCCAAACATACGATTTCACAATGATGGGATTTTTATTAGACGAGGACGAATTTGAAGTTAAACCAGGAGTTGAGAGAGTTTTTCAAATGTTTGAAACTGTTGGTGGAGGTGGTGGTTCTAAAAGAAGAAAAAAATTAGACAACCCGTCAAATTATTCAGTTGACATTGAATTTATTGATGAGAGCACATTTGTATTAAAAAGATTCTACGAAAGAGTGGATTTAAATTGGGTGTCTTCAGATAATATATCGAGGTATGACGTATACATTAATGGAGAGTTCTATGGTTCAAATTTAACTCAACTTAGAGTCAATGGAGGGGACGAAGTTAAGTTCGAAATAGGTAAAACGTATAGTAATCAAACATCTAATTTGAAGTTTGAGGCCACTTTAGTTTAATTTTCTCCGTAGATATCCTTTTTTTCTTTACAAGTTTCAAAAATGAAATTCTCAATAAACTTATAAATTTTAATACCCCTTTTATCACAGTATTTCTTTAATAACGCGTGTGATTCGACCGATATCTTAAGGTTTTTGATTTTTTTAATTTCCTTATCCATATATATAAGTAGAAAAAAGGTAGAAAAAAGTCTGCCAGAATAAAAATATGTTTTGAAAAGTAAAGTTTTTTGGTATAAAAACAAATATTTATGATAAAATAAATCTGCATAGAAATTAAAAAATAATGGCAACAAACAGTAAAGTATTCGTGTCACCTGGAGTGTACACATCGGAAAGAGACTTAAGCTTTGTTACTCAGAGTGTTGGGGTTACTACTTTAGGTATGGTTGGTGAGGCTTTAAAAGGTCCTGCCTTTGAACCAATCTTCATTAGTAATTATGATGAGTTCCAAACTTATTTCGGGGGGACAAGCCCTGAAAAATTTATAAACACGCAAATTCCTAAGTACGAATCAGCGTACATCGCAAAATCATACCTACAACAATCTAATCAAATGTTTATGACAAGAGTATTAGGTTTATCAGGATATGATGCGGGTCCTTCTTGGTCAATTCAAACAATTGCCAATGTTGACCCTACAACGGTGGCGTTCCAAGAGACTTGTACATCAGTACCTAATTTTGTCGACAATACTTGCGACATTATTTGTACCGTTGATTCAATATCTTTCGATATCCCTTTTACAGGATGCGCAAATCAAGATGGTAGTATTTCGTATAATACATCATTCCCTGATGAGATACAAAATATCATCAATAACCAATACACTAAATTTAATGGGGGAGTTTCAACATTAAAATCAGATATTAATCAACAATTACTATCGATTTTTGCTCAACCAAGTTTAAGTGCTACATCAATAAACTATTGGGGTACAATCCCTACATACGATTATGATATTTTAAACACTGCGTTTACTTCATCTAATAACGTATTGGCGGTACCTTCAGTTTCTCAAGATGAGACAGACTATACGTCATCATATAATGATTCTTGGTATTATTCACTATTTGAAAATTTCAGTGGTAATAGTTATTCAGGATATTCCTTCTGGACTGTTGTTAAAGACTTAGTTATGTTACCTAAAACAGGAACAACAACTACTACAAGTACTACTAACCCAGTTACTACTACAAGTACAACGTTGAATCCTTGTGAAACTACCACAACAACATCACCTATTAGTACAACTACTACAACTCAACCTGATTGTTATTCAGGAACGTTACACGGTAAGTTATATTTCTATAATGGTACTTCTTACAGTAATTATAATAACTTAATTGTTGCAACTTTACGTTCAAGAGGTATTTCAACTTATGACGCAACTCACGACGGACCTAATTATGAGGTTGAGGCGTTAAGTGCGGTAACTTTAGATTTTTCAGGAAGTTATTCTTCTGTAGGTAAAAACCCATACGCACCATTTGCGGTTAACATCACAAATGATGAAGGTAAAACGTTTGTATTCAAAACCTCTTTACAAGAGTCAGACGCTACGTACTTACCAAAAGTATTTGGAGGAAGTAATTTTGCGAAACCAAGAACTGAAGTTCCGTTATTCGTTGAAGAAGTATTCTCAAGTATGTTAAATTGGGCGTTTAAGAAAGGATATGTTAGAGGTTTAAGAGCTGAATTAATCTCTTTACCTAAGTCAAGAAGTAATGATTCCTCAAGTATCGGATACTACAATGAAAAATATCAAACACCTGAAACACCTTGGTTAGTTTCTGAATTAAGAGGAACTAAAGTTTATAGATTGTTTAAATTTATCTCAATTGCTGACGGTAATTCTGCTAACGACCAATTAAAAATTTCGTTAATGAATATGTCTTTCAATAATCAAACATTTGACGTTGTTATTCGTGATTATTACGATACTGATGACGCACCTGTAGTATTAGAGAAATTTACAAACTGTTCTATGGACCCTAATTTAAATAATTTTGTGGGTAAAAAAGTTGGTTCTGCTGACGGAGAATACTCATTGAATTCTAAATTTGTAATGGTTGAAATCAATGAAGACGCACCTAAAGACTCATTACCTTGTGGTTTTGAGGGGTACACTTTTAGAAATTATGACGGAGTTAAATCACCATTCCCAATTTTTAAAACAAAATACGATTTTCCAGGTGAAGTTATTTTTAACCCACCATTTGGTTATTCTAATGGACAAGATAATCCTGCGGTTAGTTCGGGAGATAATGTTAGAAGAACTTATTTAGGTTTATCAAACTCACCAGGAGCGGGATATGACTTAGATTTCTTCCAATACGGTGGTAAACAAAATTTAGGTACCATTTGTGACCCTATACTTCAAGATTGGTCATACCTTACTAAAGGTTTCCATATGGACTCAGGAGCAACAGTTGTTAAAATTGCGGAAACATTCGCAACTTCAGGTAGAACGGCATTTGCGGTTGGGGATGGTGCTTTTAGAAGTGACCCAGATAACGCAAATAACCCGTATTACAGATTATTTGCAAGAAAATTCACATTATTTGTTAATGGAGGTTTTGACGGATGGGACGTTTATAGAGAATATAGAACAAACAGTGATAGATTCCAAGTAGGTTCTTCAGGTTATCTTGGAGGAGCTTGTTATTCTGATAGATACCCAACCGCAACGGGTTCAGGTATGTTTAAACGTATAACAGTTGGAGATAATTCTCAAGATTGGGCAAATACTGACTACTACGCTTACTTATTAGGACAAAGAACTTATGTTAACCCTGAAGCAGTAAACATTAACGTATTCGTTACCCCTGGTATTGATTATGTTAATAATAGTAACTTAGTTGAAGATGCTATTGAAATGATTGAGTACGATAGAGCGGATTCATTGTACATCTGTACAACTCCTGACTTTAATATGTTCGTACCTTCAACTACCGATTCAATGGATATGATTTATCCTCAAGAGGCGGTTGATAACTTAGAACAAATCGGTGTTGATTCAAACTACACGGCAACTTACTACCCTTGGGTATTAACTCGTGATACTGTTAACAACACACAAATCTATATTCCAGCAACTGCTGAGGTAACAAGAAACTTGGCGTTAACAGATAATATCGCGTTCCCTTGGTTCGCATCAGCGGGTTACACAAGAGGTTTGGTAAACGCAATTAAAGCAAGACGTAAGTTAACTCAAGAAGATAGAGACGTTCTATACAGTGGTAGACTTAACCCAATCGCAACCTTCTCAGATGTTGGTACGGTTATTTGGGGTAATAAAACATTACAAGTTAGAGAATCTGCTCTTGACAGAATTAACGTAAGAAGATTATTATTACAAGCTCGTAAGTTGATTTCAGCGGTGGCGGTAAGATTATTGTTTGAACAAAACGATATGAAAGTTAGACAAGATTTCTTGGACGCGGTTAATCCTATCTTAGATGCGATTAGAAGAGACAGAGGTTTATACGATTTCCGTGTAACTGTTTCATCATCACCTGAAGATTTAGATAAAAACCAATTGGTTGGTAAGATTTATATCAAACCTACTAAAGCGTTAGAGTTTATTGATATCGAGTTCTTGATTACACCAACAGGAGCATCATTTGATAATATTTAATATTTAATAAAAAAAGGGGAGTGAAATTCTCCCCATAGCCTAAATAGAATATGAGAAAAAAAATAAACGAAGGATTTACGGAAGAGGGAACCCCCGACCTAAAATATTACGCATTCGATTGGGACGACAATATCGTAACAATGCCAACTAGAATTATGGTTAAGGATGATAATAATGAGGTTATTGGGATGACAACTGAGGATTTCGCTCATTATAGAAACAAACTTGGAAAAGAAGAGTTTGAATATAATGGACATAAGATTGTTGGATACGATGAAGACCCATTTAGGAATTTTAGAACCGAGGGGGATAAAGCGTTTTTAGTTGACGCAATGTTAGCAAAAACAGGTCCTGCTTGGAGTGATTTTGTAGAATGTGTTAATAACGGTTCGATTTTTTCGATAATTACTGCGAGAGGACATAACCCAAAAACTATAAAAGAAGGTGTTTATAATTATATCATATCAGAATTTAACGGAATAAGTAAGTCTGAGTTGTTGAAAAACTTAAGAAAGTTTAGAAATTTTACAGATGAAAAAGATTTAAACGATTCCCAACTCATTAAAAGTTACTTAGATTTATGTAGATATTATCCTGTGTCGTTTGGTACAGGGGCTGAAGCGAATCCTGAAGAAGAAAAAGTGAAAGCTTTGGACGAATTTGTGGGATATGTTAGGGAATTATCTACGAAGTTACACAAAAAAGCGTTCCTTAAAAATAAAATTAGTAATAATTTTGTCCCAACTATTGGTTTTTCAGATGATGACCTTAAGAATGTGGAAACTATTAAGAAACATTTTGAAGATAAACCAGATAATATAGTACAGACTTATTTTACATCAGGAGGAAAAAAAGTTAAATACTAAAATATATTTAATAAAAGATAATATAAATAATTACTAGATAATTTCTAGTAGAAGATTATAGAATAAAAAAATAAAGTAAATACAAAAATTTTAAAGTTGGAAGTATTTATTGTAATAAACAAAAAAAGAAATTAAAATTAAAATACTATGGCTGATTTATTGATGAAAATGCCGATACCGTACGAACCAAAACGTCAGAACCGATTTATCCTACGTTTTCCTTCTACATTGGGTATTAACGAATGGTTTGTAGAATCAACTTCTAGACCACACATAAAAATTAATCCAACTGAGATTCAGTTTTTAAATACTTCAACATTCGTTGCGGGAAGATTTAACTGGGACCCGATTTCTGTTAAATTTCGTGACCCAATTGGACCTTCAGCTGCTCAAGCTCTTATGGAGTGGGTTCGTTTACACGCAGAATCTGTTACAGGACGTATGGGATATGCTGCAGGTTACAAGAAAAATGTTGACTTGGAAATGTTAGACCCAACAGGTGTTGTTGTCGAAAAGTGGATTTTGGAAGGTACTTTCCTAACAGACGTATCATTTGGTGACTTAGGTTATTCTAATGATGGATTAGTTCAAATTAGTGCATCTCTTCGTATGGACAGATGTATTTTAGTTTACTAATATAATACTATTGATAAAAAACCGTACACTACTATATTTAACCATAGGGACACTATAAACTCTCTATGGTTATTTTTTTTATATGGATACAACACAACAATACGGACAACAAAACTTCAATTTACCACACGATGTGGTGAAATTACCTTCAGGGGGAGTTTTTTACAAAAATAAAAAGAAATCAGTTAAGGTTGGGTATCTTACTGCCGCAGATGAAAACATTCTTATGGCAGGAGATTCAATCGGTAAAGACGGATTAGTTATTACACTTCTACGTAATAAAATATACGAACCTGATTTAAGACCTGATGAACTTATTCAAGGGGATTTAGAAGCAATATTAATATTTTTAAGAAATAGTGCTTTTGGACCTGAGTATAATATTACTCTTACAGACCCCACAACCGACAAGAAATTTGAAACAACAATTCTATTAGATGAGTTGTATATCAAAGAAACAAATCAACCCCCAAGTGAAGACGGATTTTTCACGGTTAAATTACCTAA